CACGTTAGGAGCCTGATTGTATCAATCTATAACAAAAACAATAATGCAATGAACCACTACACTATGCCGCAAAGATAATGAAACGCAAGCCACATCCTAAAGTCATTCAGCGTAAACTTGGACGCGAGAAAGCGGATGGGTTGTATAGTGATAACGTGATTGAGATAGACCCAACACTACCACCGCTGCGCTATTTCATTGTCTTAATTCATGAATATTTGCATCACATTCAGCCGGAATGGAGTGAGGAAAAGGTTGATGCTGAAGGTGAGGCATTAGGTCGGTTTCTTTGGAAGCAGGGGTATCGCAAGGTGCAACAATGATGCGCCCGCTGCTAAGGATTAAGAAGCGCATTAGCTTGTTGGTGTTTTCATTTTCTTATAGAATAAAACACATTGCAGCGTGTATTCCATACGCTCTAATTCACTTTTACCGCTTACGGTTGCCCAATATTTTTCAGTTCTTATAGTTCTCCAGTCCTTCGTAGTAAATTCAAACGTGTGATTAAACAGTTCTTTGTTTAGTTGTGCTAACCTTATCTGTCTATCAAACTGATCGTTTATTGATTGTTTTGAATAATGACGTGGGAACGTTGGGTTCATGGCCTTGTTATCAAATGACATTTTGCTTTTCATGTTGTATTGATTTTAGAATTATTCATCAAACAAGCCTTCCGTTATTTCTATAAACCTATCGTAAAGTTCGGCTATCTTTCCTTCTACCTCCTCACTATTTTCACCGTACTTGAATTCTCTGCGCATCATATCCATGATGTCTTTGAGTGCGTCTTTATACCGGGCAGCGTTCAAAGTGTATTCGTATTCTACTTGTTCTTCAGGTAGGCTAAACGTTAGTGTTGCTTTCATTTTGTTGGGTTTTATTGTGGATACTTAAAGCTACCGTCAGGGTTTGCTTCAAAAGCTTTTAATGAAATAGTTTTTTTTCCTGTACTTGTTACTTTTTCCCATGCTGATATTCTATAAATCTTACCGCCAAGCTTTAGGTAACCTGCGCAATCTGGAGACTTATCACTAGTTTTCATAGAATACGAATTCAAATGTCCGCTTCCTTCTAACAGTGTTTTTAAATATTTACTTTGATCCATGTTCTTGTTGTGTTCTGTTTGGTGTTCCTGCTTTGCAATCATTATAGCCTTCATTGTAGGCATTAAGTATGTTTTCCATTTCGCGTGTTTGCGCTTTCATCATAAACGCATCCAGTTCAATCCAAGATATGTTAACCGTTTTGCCTTGGAATCTTTTGCGTAATGACTTGCTAAGTGTCCGCAGCGCGGTTTCTTTTTTAGTTTCACTCATGTATTAAAAATGTTTTTTGAAAATCTATTTCCTGATTGATTCGGTGAATGATGCGATTCACCCGGCAACATTCCGTGCTGTTTTTTGGCGTATCTGCTAGGTATCTATGCCGTAGCATTCTCAGTTCATCAACACTAAACTGTTGCAGTTGTTTTCTTGTCATGTGCTTTGAGTTTTAAGATTTCACTTTTCACGTGCTGGTAGTAGGCTTTCACAGAGTAGTATTCACCTGTGCCTTCAAAGTCATTTACTATGTCGGTAGGTGCATTTACTATGGCTTCATCTACGCAGTACAGCGCAGCGTTTAAAGCTTTGATATGCACCTCAACTAAGTTACCTTCTTGCTTTTCGCCTTCGACTATATCAAAATAGTTCGAGTACAGTTGCCATGCTTTGTCTTTTGCTTTCATTGTTTAGCTTATTGATTAGTTCAATTACTTGTTCTTTGTTGTAGTAGTGCTGCGTTGAATTGCGCACATGGTCTTTGAGTTGATCAATGGTCATTGCTTTCATTAGTAGTCGCCTTTAAAGTGATTAAAAAAGTATGCGGGTATTTCGCTGTGCTTTAGCTTCATGCTTACTGCCTTACCACCTGTTGCATTGATTTGATTAGCTACATCGTCCATGCTCTTATTAGTGCCGCCCCAGTTGGATTGATTGTAGAACATGTACGTGTTAGTGGTGTATGCAATCTTTGCATAATCCATTCGGGTAGACGGGTCAAGCAGTACCACCATTGCATAATCTTGCGAGTAGTTACGTAGCACATCCAAACCTCCTGCGCTAAATCCTATGAGTGCGGTTGTCTTCGGGTCTACGTTTGCGATACTGGATAGCTTAGTCCCATATGGTGCTATGTGTATTTCATAGCGTGACCACATCCATGCAGGTATCTGTTTTTCCATCCATGCCGGGGTTGCATAGTGCATGCCCCCCCAAATGATTAGTGTGCAAAGTGCGTTCATTTGTCATCTTCGTTATAAAAAACCATTAAATGAATTATTAATCCAACATTTAATATACCCCATATCATTAACAAACTCAATCTACCGCTGTTAGACCATTTTGTAATATCGGTTTCTAATGTAATAAATAAAGCACATAGATATGCAAGTACTGCGGTTGCTACTAAGTAAATCAGTATTTTAATTTCCTTACTCATAGTGCTAAAGTATTAAGGTATTCACGCCACATCGGTACACGCTCCTGAAGCTTTGCGATTGCTGCTTCATCAAACTCCACAACCTTTTCGTGGATGCGTTCAGCGATGGGTATATCAAACGCCCATTCATCGCCTGGTGTTTCTAGGTTTGCATCCGGGTATTCGCGAAGGAATCGTGGCATATCGTATATCATGTTACGTTCGATGCTCTTTGCCTTCTTTAAAAAAACAGGGTCACCTTGTGGATCAATAAGATTTAGTCTGCGAGATAGTCGGTACTTTTCGTCATTAATCATTTCGATTGGTGCGCTAACAAGCACATAGCAGAAGGTAGCACGTGGTGCACCTGTGAGCCAACAATACGCCTGCCCCTGCCAGTAGTAGTCTTTGCTAATATCATTCTTCATTGCATCCATGAAGGTATGTATGTCCCATGAAGATTTGATATCAGGCACGTTCACCACTAGACCAGTCTCATCATCTTTGATAAGTAAATCAGGCGTGCCTTTGATGTACTCATTGACAAACATTTCTTCATTCTTGAATACGATTTCACCGCGATGCCTGCGCCACATATCAATCGCATCATTCTCTACGGCTAAACCTTTCTCGATATACTTGTTGCTTATCTCTTTGTAGCGATTGTAACGCTGCTGAATATAGACTTCGAGCAATGCGCTCTTTGTAGTTTCGCTAAGTCCTGATTTGGTCCTAGCATCGGTCATTAACTTCCCAAGTTGTGACGCTCTAAATAGTGTGTTGTTCATGTCGTTATTGATTGATGTGGTAAAGATAGCAACCATCAAGATACACTTGACAGTTGCTACAAATTTTAACATTTACTCGATGCCGTATTGTTCTTTCTTGGCATTTAGTTCATCGCTCACTTCGGCAAGTACTTCGGGGCTGCAGGCTTTGAAGATTTTGTGAAGTTGTGAGAGGTCGGTTGCTTGCTGGATTAGTTCGCGTACATACGCCACATCCTGTTCATGCCCACGACCTAGCGCACCCTTCAACTTGAATGGCTTGTATGTGTCCTTATTCTTTCTGTTAAGGTCACGACCAAACACTTTGCCTAATGACAATGCAGCGTTTTTAAGGCACTCTGCTTTGAGTTTACCGAATGCTAAGTCCATTGCATTGGCTTTTTTATTATCGGGGTTTAATGCCCATCTATTGCGATCGCTGCCTGTTACATTATCCGGTACTTTGTCAACCATAATGATAACCGATGCTGCACCTGTGCGCTTTAGTTCATAACCGCTAATCGGGTGAATGACTACAAGCTCCATTGATGCCTGCACTTCATTAGCTAATACCGCCCACTTGAAATTCTCAGTTCGCCAATGTCCGAAGAACAACTCATCTAGTGTTGTTTCTACGTGGCTAATGACGAGCGTTCGCGCTTTTTTATCGGGTGTTGATTCAATACCCAGTTCATCGGGTTCTGCATTGAGCATCTGCTGAAACTTCTGCAGTGCTTCCAAATTGTCTTTGTGAAAGTTCATGTTATTATTGATTATAGATTAATACTTAGCAA